TTTCCATCTATGAATCAAATTGGTGGTGAACACTATAAAATGAAAATACAACCTTATCATTTTATCATGGAGAACAATCTTAATTTTTTTCAAGGCAACGTCATTAAATATGTCGTTAGATATCAAAAGAAAAACGGTAAAGAAGATTTAGAAAAAATCATTCATTACTGTGAACTTGAAATAGAAAGGATGAGAAATGCTAAAGAAAATTCATAAATGGTTTTGGACACAAGTCGGTCATTTATCCTGTTATCTTGAAAATAAATCATGGGAACAACTTTGGAAACACAGAGAATTTAGAGATAAATTTAAAGATAAATAATGAGCCATCAACTTAATTTTATATTCCAACATTCAGATTGGAAGACACCTGAAACATTTCCTGATTTAACTCAGGCAAAAACTTTAGCAATCGACTTAGAAACTAGAGATCCAAACTTAAAAAAATTAGGATCAGGTTGGCCTAGAAATGATGGAGAGATTGTAGGTATTGCAGTCGCAACAGCAGACTTTAAAGGTTATTACCCTATAGCACACGCTCAAGGGGGTAATATGGATAAGAACATGGTCCTAAAATGGCTTAAAAAACAATTACTTAGCGATAATATTAAACTTTTTCATAATGCAACTTACGATGTCGGTTGGTTAAGATCTTATGGATTTAAAATTAATGGTCGTATTATTGATACGATGATTGCGGGTGCTTTAATTGATGAGAATAAATTTTCATACGCACTTAATCCATTAGCGAAAGAATATTTAGGAAAGTTAAAAGCAGAAACAGAATTAAATGAACGTGCAGCAGAGTGGGGTGTCGATGCAAAAGCAGAACTTTGGAGATTACCTGCTCAGTATGTCGGTTTCTATGCAGAGCAAGATGCACAATTAACATGGGAGTTATGGCAAAGATTTCAGCATGAGATTAACAAGCAATCTTTAAATGATATTTTTGAAGTTGAGATGGACCTGTTACCTATCTTAATCGAAATGAGAGAGAAGGGTGTAGCGGTTGACCTTGAGGGTGCGGAAGGGCTAAAGAAGGAGTTTATCGAAAGAGAGAAACAGGAATTAGCTAAAATTAAAAAGCTAACGAACATTGACGTGGACATTTGGGCTGCTAGGAGCGTAGCCCAGGCGTTTGATCGTAAAGGTATTGAATATCCTAAAACGGAAAAGACAGGAGAACCTAGCTTCACCGCTAACTGGCTCCAGAACTGTAATCATGAACTTGCAGGACATATCCGACAGGCACGTGAATTATCAAAGTTTCACTCAACATTTATTGATTCTATTTTAAAACACCAACACAAAGGCAGAATACATTCAGAGATATTTCAATTAAGAGGTAATGGTGGTGGTACGGTATCTGGAAGACTAAGTTATGGGAACCCAAACTTACAACAAATACCAGCACGTAACAAAGAATTTGGTCCACGAATTCGATCATTATTTTTACCTGATAAAGAACACTGGGGTAGTTTTGATTATTCTCAACAAGAACCAAGATTAGTAGTTCACTTCTCATCACTAGTTGAAGGAGGTTATCCTGGTGTCGATCAATTAATTAAAGCTTATGAAAGTGAAGATGCGGACTTCCACCAGACCGTTGCAGAAATGGCAAACATTCCAAGGTCACAAGCGAAAACAATTAACCTGGGATTGTTTTATGGTATGGGAACGAATAAATTATCACGCGAACTAGGAATACCAAAAGAAGATGCGCAAGAAATTATACAAAGATATAACCAGAAAGTACCGTTTGTTAAAAAACTGGCTGAAAAAGTTATGCAAACCGCTGATGCACGGGGTCACATTTATACGCTTTTAGGTAGACAATGCAGGTTTAATTTATGGGAGCCAAATACGTTTGGACTCAATAAACCTATGCGAGAAGAGGATGCGATTGCACAATTTGGTCGAAAAAACATTAAACGTGCGATGACTTACAAAGCTCTAAACAGACTTATTCAAGGATCTGCGGCGGACCAGGTCAAAAAAGCTATGGTAGATTGTTATAAAGAGGGGTTTTTACCGTTAATTCAAATCCATGATGAATTATGTTTTTCTGTATCCAATGAAGAAGAAATTAAAAAGATCAAGAAAATTATGGAGACTTGTGTTACAATGAGTGTTCCTTCCAAAGTTGATTGTGAGATCGGACCAAACTGGGGGAAGACGGAGATAAAACAAGTCAATGACAAGTAAAGAAATCAATCTAGGTATTTGTCCCGAGTGTAAAGACTATACTCACTTTCATATTTTAAAACATCTAAAGAAAAAATGCTCACTCATGGTTTGTGAGATGTGTAAAAAAGAAATTGTTCAATATATTAACGGCCGTGTTCATTACGAAAAATTAGATAGTAGTTTTTTTAGAGGCATGGATATTGGTTACGATCCATACGAAGAAGATTAAATTTAAGCGAAAGATATCCTGTGAGGGAAAACACTTTTTTAAGTGTGTTACCAATTTATTTCAATAAGAACCCTAATTAGCTAGCGTATAAATGATTTTCGCCGTCTCTAATATTTCTAGGACTCTCTTGATTCGCTAAGATTTCCCTGATTGTTTTTTTAATCTGGTCTCCTAGCACTGACATTTCTGGTGTCACTGATCCGCCGTTAGATAAAAATAACTCGTTCCACTGGGACTCGAGTTTAATCTTTCTAGCGAACAACACCATGTTGTCCTGAGGCATTATTTTGCTCCTCTATAAACAGATAAAGCCGATCCGTTCGATACACATCTTCTTTAAAGGTCTGTGTCTGACCTGACTTTATCAAGTTAAGAAAACGCTGCCAGGCTTGATCCTCGGTGTCCGCAGTCACTTGACCTTTATGATAAACACCAAGATATCTTGCGTGACATATAAACGTTTTCATTCTCATTATATAGCAAAGATAAGCAATTAATCAAGTTTTTTGCTGTTTGGTGGGGATGCAGTAAACTTCTAAACTTAAAATATCAATTCCATTATCAAAGAACATGTCATTGATTTCTTTACCTTTTTTACCTGCTTGTTCAGCACATACTTCTATTTTGTAATGTTGAATTGGGTCCTCCCAGAAGTTCATACATTTTTTACCTAAATCAGGTTCAATAAAACAAACAATTCCAAATAGCGCAAAAAGTTTCATAAGTTAACGTATCATTAATTACCATAAAAAAATAGCTTGACTATTTCTTATCTTATCTTATGTATATAAGATAACGAAGGGAGGCACAATGCCAGAACGTAAACTAAAAAGACCGCCAACACCCTCACCCAATATGAGTGTGGAAGCAACAACACAGCTTGTGGATTGGTTAGATGAACTACAAAACATGACTCAATCCATGGCTAAACGCATTATTGAAATGCGCCAAGAACTTACAACATTAACCATGATTGTAAAAAAACTAGACGAAAGGACAAAAGCAAATGAAGCAACAAAACACTAAAACGTTATTGATGCGTATCCAGGACAGTAAGGATACCATTGATATGTGGGAAATCGCCATCCAAGATTATTTTAATTTTGGAAAAGATTTACTCGCAGAATATATCGCTAAGTATCCAGAACTAAAAAAAGAGTTTATGGAAAAAAGAAAAACAGTAGCTGGACGATACAAACCGTCAGATGACAGGCCTTGTTTAATTCAGTTCACGGACGGTAAGTTTTTTAGAGACTCGTTAGAGAGAACTAAAAACGATCGCTTAACTGAAAAGCTTATGGAAGCAACCACACCCGATACGAAACTCAAACAAATGATGGAGGAACGATGGTACGAAACAGCGGTGTAAATAAAACCTTTGAGGAGATTCAATCTTACTTTGATAAAATTAGAAATGAAATTGATAAGGCTCAAATGAGTGTAGAACAAATGGTCTTTAATACAGAACATGCTAAAGAAAGATTAGAGGCAGATCTGCACCAGGGTTTTTATTTTGATGGTCAACAATCTTGGGAACTGATTAAAAAGGACCACAACGGAACCATTCATAGAAAGAAGGTAAAGCTCAATGACCGAAAAAAATAAATGTTATCTCATTGTAGAGATTGAGGCGGATCGTCAGTACAAAACACCTGTAGAGTTTGAAGATATTACGATCAACGTTCCAGGCGTTAGCCAGGCAAAGATTGTTGACGTTTCGCCTTTTTATCCAATTATACCTTATGAAAGGAGAGCACTATGAAGACCATGAAGTTTACCATGGAAGATGTCGAGGCAGCACATTCAATCAAACCTTATTTACCCCGAGAACGATTTGTAAAATTTTTTGGGTTTTTAAATTTTAAAATACACAAAGGTTGGTCGGGTGAAAAAATAGCAAAACTAATCGAGATCGCCGTTGAAGGCAAAGGCGATCTTGCAATGTCAACAAAGGAGAAAAAAATGAACGCACTTATGCAATACTTAATACAAAAGATGAAAGCCAAAAAAGAACATTGGGTTAAAGATGATGAGCAATCTTTTTTAATCTATCTTGGCTTCGCAGCTGTGATTGTTTGTGCCATTATGATGATCGTTGGATCCGCATATGGAAACTAAAACACATGCACAAAAAGGTGTGCCCAAACCCCACCTACAACCGTTTAGTAAAATCTGTGAGCAAGAGTTTAAAACTTTGCGAGAAGGATTATACCAAATTGACTGGCCTGCAAGAAAAGATGAAGTTAAAGAATATATAAAAAAATTAAATCATTATATTCATATTAAACACTTTAATAAACTTGCAGCGAAGTACATCGTCGAAATGCTTAAAGACTTTTTGTTTTTATATAAAAGTATCACAGGGGGTGATTTAAAAATGACTAGGCTTCCTGGAGAGAAGGACATTCACGATGCGGTCAAAAAATTAAATAAAGAAATACACCGAAAGGTAATCAAGAAGGAGAAAACAGATGGACATAACAAGGTGGAAATCAGTCGCCGTAAAAAAATCTGTCCATGAAGCTATTTTAGCTTTATGCGGCAAATATATGGGACCTGGAACTTATATTGAAAAACTTGTCGATGATCAGATTGAATATGAGGCAGACAAAAACGGAATCACGCCCGATCAATGGCGCAGAAAACATGTTAAAACTAAAGAAATAAAGGTTAAAAAGCGTAAACGATCTTGACATTACACGAATTAATCACTATTCGTGTAACTGGTGCTTAATCGACGTTTCTTTTTGATTCGTGCTTCCCTATATATCCCTTGATTAGGCACCAGTAATCCTATAATTCTCAATAATGTTCAGACTGGAGCTAGATGAACATGAAGCGTATAATCTTACGCCTGAGAAGAAGCTGTGGAGAGCAGTTTTGTCTATGGCCTTTATTGATGCTTTATGTCAACATGAAGGACGCGTAAGTGCGATATTGAAGACCAAAGCTCATCGATGGTTTATTGATGGGGGTAGGGACTTTGATGACGTATGCTCCTTAGCGGGCTTTACAGGCCCGTATGTGCGTCGGAAGTATGAAGAGCTGTTGAAGAGCCGAGCCGTTAAATTTAGCCCCCGACAGGCCCGTATTATAGGTAAATATTGGGCAGATCTGAC